CCGGCGTCCTCGACCAGCACATTCGCCGCGAATTGCCGGCTGTTCTGGACGTAGCCCGCCGCTTCGAGCGCGCGGTATTCCGAGATCACCGAGGCGCGGATCATCGGCGCGTTGACGCAATTCGAGCCGGCCAGGATAACCGTCGTATCGCTCACCAGCTTTTTGCGCGCATACCGCGTCAGCAGATAATTCGAGAGATCCCGCGCGACGAACATCAGCCCATACATGGTCTCGACATCGAGGTATGAGTTGTCGGTCGCGCCGGCGGCATTCTTTTGATAGGTCGTCGCGGCCCGCTCGATGATCACGGTATTGTCGGGACCGACGCGCGACGTGCTCATCCCGTCATAAAGCAGGGTATTCCGCTCCGAGATGGTGAACCGCGCCGCGACCGGCGCCGCCTGAAGCGTCGTGTTGATGTATTGCAGCGGAAGCCCAGGATCGACGCGCAGGCTGGCGGCGGCGGCGGCGCCATACTCGGCGGCCCAAATCCAGACCGGATCAGGCGAGCCATTGAGCGCCATGACCGAGACATGCTGATCATTGCGCGCGTTGCCGAACGCCGAGCATGTCCCAAGCGTCCCACGGAAGGCCGAGAACGCGCCGCCGTAGATCATCTGTTGCCACGACCAGCGGCCCACGTCGTCGGCGAGAAAGTTTTTCAGCGCGTCGAGTGAAACCGTGTCCGTGTATGGCGTCACGATGAAATCGAAGGGATGGCTCGACAGGTTCGCCAGGCCGTTCGTCAGCGTCGGGTTAGCCGTGCCGCCTGCCATCGGCGCGAAGGCGAGCGTCACGCCGGGGACAGCATACTCGGCGCCGGCGTTGCCGAGGTAGTTTTGCTGAAGCTGTATGTCGTTGCCGAGCAGCCCCTTATTGAGCGCCGTCAGCGTCACGACGCCGGCGACCGCCGTCGAGGTCACCGGAAGGTCGTCGGCGGCATTGATCGCGATGTTGATATTCGGCCCGATGATCGCCGGCGCGTCGCCCGAATTCACCGCGACCTGCACGCGCTGGCCGGCGATGTAGATATTGAGCGTGCCAGAAGCGGTCGCCGTGCCGGTGACGGTGATCGTCCCCGTAGCGGCGGCGCCAGCGACCGGATCCGCGACCGGCAGAAGCCAGAGATCGCCGAACGGATCGCGGTCAAGGTAGCGCTGCGCCATCGCCGCCAGGATCGAGCCTTGGCCGCACAGCGAGAGCACTTGCGCGACCGACGAAACCTCGACCGGCGTATCGACGACGGCGGTCCCGGCGGCGGTCTTTTGCCCGATCAGGATCGTCGATTGCAGCGCCGTGCCGGTGTTCGCCTGCGACGGGTCCATTTCGACGAACACGCCAGGGACGCGGTTGCTCGTCGGATAGTGGGTGAACGCGATCGCCATCGGTTACGCCTCCTTTCGCGGCGGGATCGGCGGCGCCGGTGCGGCCTTAGCAGCCGGCGCGGGTTCGGCGGCCGGCGCGGCCTTTGCGGCCGGCGCGGTCTCCGTCAGGTCGCCGTCGCGAACGCGGCGGACCCAGTACGGATCGTCGTCGGGCACGTCGCGGCCGGCTTCAGGAACGGGTTGCATGCTGCGCGGATCGCGCACCAGGCGCCCCGGTACGGGATAGACTTTCATCGATGCGACTCCTTTAGTTCCAGCCGTAGCCCGAGAACGCATGCGCGGAATCGGACGTGACAACCGAGACCGCGTTAGGCGATGGCGACAGCAGATAGGTCTGCCCTGGCGCTATGCAGGTCAGGCTTCCGGCCGAGGTCGTGCCGGCGGCGGTCGCGATCTCATTGATGCAGAGCGCTACGGTCGCGGTCGTCGGATTGAACAGCCAGCCGCCCTTATTGCGATGCGCGGCGGCGAGCGCGACGACGGCAGTCCCGGCAGTCGTGACGATCGCCGCGTCAAGCGGCGTCAGCGTGACCGCCGCCGGCGTCGTATAGACCGGCGCCGCGAGCGTCGGACATGCCGCTAGGCACCCAGCAGCGACAAGCGCGATGATTTTGACCATTTGAGCCTCCGTCACGACGCCGGCGCGCGAACAATCTCGACGCTGAAGTAACCACAGGTCAGGCTTGCCGCCGTGGGATTCGTCGTGTTCTGCCCTGTAATCGACAGCGTGATCGGCGCGGTATCAGGAACAGCCGTCGCGGTTTGGCCGAGACCGTCCGCGCTTGCACTATTGGCGACGCGCGGAAGCATCGTCGCTAATTGCGCGTTCGGCCCGGTTTTGACGATCTCCGTGTACATCGACCAGCGTGTGCCGGACGCCGTGACGATCGACATAGCTGAGAGGATATTAGGCCCGCCGCTCCCGATCCGCAGACGGATCAGCTTGTTATCAGTGTTGCCGTTAGCGGCGCCGCCCGCGAAGATGCGGAGCTTGTCGCCGGGATTGACCAGAGAATTCGCCGGCAGCGTATAGCTTTGCAACGTATCCTCTGACACATCGGCGCCAGACGGCACCGACGTAAATGACACATAAAGCGCCGTTGCCGAACCGGCGCCCCCGCCGCCACCCCCGCCGGTCAGCGGTTGTGCTCGCGCCGACGAGCCGATCAGCAGCAGACACGCCGCTAGCGAGACGCACCGGAGCCGCATGTTGCGCTTTCCTTCAGAGCCGAGCATTCGCCGTGGCATGGATACAGATCGTATCGCCTTGCGGGACAGGCGCGTTCGCCGACAAGAGCACAGAATCGGTCGTCGCCGAGCCGTCCGCATTGACCGCGACAGGAACGTCGGTATTCGCCGTAATGTCCCGCCAGTTCGCATTTGCGGCTGACGGATTATACGTCGTGATGACCGGCGGTATCCGCATCTGTTGCGGGAATTGCCAAACTAGGGAAGGCGTGCCGCCGGCGGCGGTATTCTGGATGCAGAACGCCCCCGACAGCCCGGCATTTTGCGCTGGCACCACGCCGCTCAAAAAACTTTTGGCATAGAACTCTTGCGCCAATGCCAGTTCCGCATCGTCGGTCCTCGGCGCCCAGGTTGAGTCTGCCGTTTCTGGAAACAGCCTGCTCGCCGAGATCGTTAGCGATTGCCCGACCGCAAGCGACGGCAGAGAGGTCGCCGACGAACAAGTGAGAGCAAGTCCATCGACCCAACTATTGCAAGACGCGGTGCGAGAGTTTGAACCGCTCCCGACATCGAACGCCAGCGACATTGCCGCATTAGTCGAGACCCCGGTAAGCGCTTGCACCGTATCGCCGGGAACCGAGAACGAGTAACACTGCGGCACGTTCGCGGCGGCGATCGTGTAAGTACCGGCATACGAGCGAGGCCGAGCGGCGATAAGATTAAACAGCGCCCACCCATAGGTGCCGGGCGTAGATGCTTGCGCGCAGAAATCGACAATCAGGTTTTTCGCGCCGGCTGTGCCGTATTTCAGGTCGGTAAGATGCGCCGCTTCAAGGTTCTGGACCAATCGGTTAAACGCCGTCGATGCGGGGGCGCCCGTCGTGACGACCGTCATCGTCGCGGCCGTGGAGCAGCCGCCGAGCGTAGTATTCGACCGCTGATATGTAACAACGAACGGACTACCCGAAGCCATCCAGCCGTCCGCCATATAGATATTGCCGCCCGGCGAGACCGAGGCGCCCTCGGTCGATTGTGCGAGCTTCGCGCATGGGTTGATGATCCGATTATCGACGCCTGGCGGGGGCACCGGCGGGTTCGGATCAATCCAGGGATCGTACGGCGCAATCAAATTGCCGGTCATCGTCATTTGGTTAAATGTTACGTTATTGATGGTCGATACCTTGTTCCACTGAAAGACGCCGTAAGACTGCGTATGCGTTAGCTGATAATCGCTGGCGATGACGTTGTTTAGCGCGACATCGGATATAATCCCCGGCTGCGCGTAGGAACACGAGCCGCCAAGCCGCACACCGGCCGCATGCGTCGGCCCCCACTGCTGGATAAGCGGATGATTCAGATATTGCCCGTTGCGCTCAAAGCGCGACGCCGAGACCTGCACATTCCGCCCCCCGCAAAAGAGCAGGCCGCTTGTGCCGTTGCCGGACGACACGACGTTGACGATTTTCAGATTGATGTTGTATTCGGCCTCGATCCCGTTGCCGGTCGCGCCCGAACAGTCGTCGCCGTCGATTATCGTGTCGAGAGTGTAATACGGGGCGATGCAGGCTGACGGATAGATTTTTGGCGACTGGAATTCCTGAAAGTCCAGCCGATAGGTGTTGTGACTGAGCATCATGCCCTGCGTGCTTTGCAGGAACAGCGGCGACGACCACGCATGGCCGAAATAATTGTCCGCGATCAGGCCGTTTGTGCTGGCGAACCAGGCGCCGAAGGCGAGCCAGAGCGCATACCCATTGCCGGACGACGCGCCGACCGTGAACGGGATCACCATCCCTGTCGGGATCGGCGCGGTTACCGGCGTTTTCAGGGTAACGGTAAACGTGCTCGCGGCATTATTCACGACAGGCCCGTCGATCACGAGGTCATTCGCAGGAATGCCGGCGGGCAGTCCGCTCGCAGCCGTTAAATTTCCAGGGATCAGACCGATTTGGCCACAGCCTTTCGACAGGCAGTTGAAGGTAACCGCCTTGGCGCCCGATGAGACCGCGCCGTTCGTCGTATAGACCGCCGAGCCTGCGGTAAACAGACCGTCGCCGAGACGTTCAAACCGACTATTGGTAATCCTGAACTTGTCGAAACCCGCCGCCGCCGCGATCCCGGCCCCCGATGGTATCTTGCAAACGGGCGTCTGATCGACGGCGACCGAGACATTCGCCGCCACGGCGGTTATTTTGGTACCCTTCACGAGACACGGTGACAGCGGATACTGCAACGTCATGCCGGCGCCAAGGTTCGCCGTGTCGGCGGTCGCTATAACCGTGTCACCAGGATACACGTCGGCGGCGACAGTCAGCGCCGGCGTAAATCGCAGCTTTGTATTGACGAAAAGCGTGTCCGAGATCGCGCGCGACAAGGTAATAACGGGACCGGCCACGTTCGTTATGTAAATGTCTGGCGAGAACGTCGTCATATAGGCGCCCGGCTTCAGCCCGGCGACCGGCGCTGTTAGGGTAATCGTGGTGTCCGTGATGCTGGTCGCCGTAGCGACATTGCCCGACAGGTTGCCGCCGGCCGACGCCCAAATCCCGTTGCCGCGCGAGTTGATGAATACGTCGCGGTCGAACTCTGGCGCGGCCATCGGCCCGTTGATGCCGACCAGGCCGTTCGCATTTTGCGAGACCGCCGAATTGCCGTCGAATACCAGGCCGCTGAATTTCAGATAGTCATTGCCGGTTGCGGTAAACAAGACATTGAGATTTGCGATCTGCGCGTTCATTGCCGAGGCCCGCAGGGTAGCGGTTCCTGGGCGGCCGAAGATCGTCAGCCCGTTGCACCCGGTCGGAATCCTGATCGCCGCATCGAATAGATAAATTCCCGATGGGATAAACACCGACGCGACCGGCGTCGTCGCGCATGCTGCGGTGATCGCCGCGCGGATCGCGGCCGAGGCATCGGTCGCGCCAGTCCGATCGACCGGAGCGCCGCCCGGCCCGAAGTCCAGCACGTTGAGGTCGCCATTCAGCGACGGGTAATCCGTCTTGAGCTTCAGCGCGTCGTTAATCGTATCTTCTAGAAATTGCGCACTGATGGGCGGCGCGCCGGGATCAGTTGACGGTGCCGGAAGCGACACCGTGCCAGGCGATTGCCCATACGCAGGCACGCAAAGCAGCGCCACGACGCCGAGAGCGCGCAGCCATATCATTGCCCGTCCTCCTTCGCAGCAGGCCAAGGCCCATCGGTAGCCGGCGGATAGGGCGGCTCGCCGGTCGGGATCAGCACGACGGCCGGCGGCTTGTCGCCGGGCTTGCCCGGCGCGTGGAAAATATCGACTTCGACGGTTTGCAGCGGGATCGAGACCGGCTGCACGCCGTCCGCGTCGGTAATCTGCCAGTCAAGCGAGAATTCCCACTGATAGAACAGCCGCGCGCGATCGAGGTCGAGATAGCGTGCGCCGGAAAACGAGGTGCCGCGCAATTGCCGGCACTCATCGACTTCAAGATTGAGCACCGAGGCGAAAATTTGCGCCTCGATCGCTTCGAAATCCATTGCCGGCGCCTGGCCGCGCCGATCCTGTTGCGCGTCGAGCTCGACCGCGACGCCGATCGACTTGTGAACGATCTGGATAAGCCCGTTCCAAACCTGATTCGCCTCAGCGTCCTGACCGAGCGGCAGAACGTACGCGGCCGGCAGCGGCAGCGACGTGTTATAGTTCTTGAGGCCCGTATAGAATTCAGCGGCGCCGGCGACGCGGCCGGCGAAGATCGGCGCATTCGCCCGCAATTGCGAGATAAACGCCGCCATGATCGTCACGTCGGCTTGGTCTCTTTCCACGTCAGCGCCTTATCGATCGCCAGGCGGACGCGGCGGTTGAGCTCGTCCGCCTGCTCGGCCATGACTCGATCAAGGAACGGCCGAGGTTCGAGGACGCGCGCGGTATAGACGCCCTTCGCGCGCATATGCCGCCCGGTGCGCCGGTTGATCGGACGGACCGCTCGCGCGCCAGGATTGCCGCCGCCCTTGGCGCCCGCCTCTAGGAAAAGCGCATAGAATTGCCGCGCGCGGACGGCGAAGCCCTCGCCGGTCGGATACACATAATTTTTGAGCGATGCGCGCAACGTGTTTGTCGGCGCGGCCGGCGGCGAGCCTGGCGTCGAGGCGGTATAGGCTGGCGCGGCCGGCCGGTATTTGGTCGCCGCATGCGCCGAATAGTGCCGCCCGCCGCCTTCCGCCTTGTTGATTAGCCGCGCGGTTTTCGTCTTGATATCGTTGCCGGCGGAACGCATGAGCTTCCGAAGCTCGCGCTTGTCGAGCGCGACTTCACCCCAATGCGAGACGGTCAGCTTCAAATCGCTCACCGCAGATAGCCGAGCACGAGCAGGATAATCAGGATCAGGACGATCGCGCCGATCCCGCCGCCGTAGTGATAGGTTCCCCATCCGTAGCGCGGCCCGTAATAGCCGCCGCCGAAGAGCAACAGGACGACGAGGACGATCACGACGATGGCGACCGGAGTCATACGTAGCCTCCCGCGTTCATGCTGGCGCGGCGGCGGCGGCGCCGTCATAGGGTTCGGTAAGCACGGCATTCCGCGTCACGTCATCCTCGGCGTACGTAATGCGGCTGTGTTCTAGCTCGCATTCCATTTGCAGAAACCGCTTGCGACCGGCGATTTCCTTCGTCCGCCGCACGCGAAAAATCTCGGTTCGCATAGTGCCGCCAGTGCCAGTGCCGCCGCCGGCGAAATCGCCGCCAAAATCACCCGAGAAGTCGCCGCCGCCGCCACCGGAACCGGGCAACCGCGTTGTCCGCACGACAACATCGATCGTCGCCAGATAGTCCTGCCAGCGGATGCAGATCATATGCGTTACCGGCGTATCGACTTGCGTCGATTGATAGAACGTCGAGGCATAGGTCGGCTGAATGTCGGCATGCACCGTCGCCAGCGGGACAAGGTTCTCGGTCAGCGCCAGGTCGTCGGCCGGCGCTTGGTCCCGCCGGTAGAGCGTCACAAGCCAGCGCAGCGAGCCAACCGACGCCGCGAGCGCGCCGGACGGATTAGCCGGCATAGGTCCAGAGCCGGAAGGGATCGAGCAGGCGATAGAACGCCGCCGGCATATCCGCCGGCACGTCGCCTCGGTTCTCGTAATAGTGCGCGGTACCGACGAGGATCGCCATGCGGATCGGCATCGGCACCGCCGCCGGATCGGCCGCGTCGTAACCCGCAGTGAAATCGATCACCATCGACTGTTGCGGGATACGCGGCAGCAATTGCGGCTTGACCGCAATGTACCCCGGCTCGACGTTCAGGTTGAGGTCGTAATCCTCGGCGTCCGCAAGCTGCATGTCGTCGAGCGGCCCCCACATGATTTGCTCGACCGACACCGCCGGAGCACGCGGAAGCTCGATCGGCCGCTTGACCAGCGGCGGCCAGTTCAGCGGAAACACGATCAGGCTTTGCGGGACGAGCGGCGTCGCGGTCGGCGGCGGCGCCCAGGTGATCGCGTATTGCAGCCGTTGCGTGAACAGCGCGCGGTTGAGATAGGCTTCCGCCTCGATCCGCGCGCCGGTCACATACATGGCGATCAGCGCGTCGTCATAGCCGGCATCGATCCGGCAATGCTGGCGCGCGAGATCGATCGTCACAGGCTCAGTCGCCGGCCCGGTGATCACGCGCAGCGCAGCGTACACGCTATTTCCGGACGACCCCGCCAGGCGACCGCAGCGGCCCGGCCGGCGAGGCTTCGTCCCCGCCGGCCGGCGTAGGCACCAGCAGATCAAGCGGCTGCGCCAGCCGCTTTGCGGCGAGCTCCTGTGCCGCATCCATCGGCACGGCGATCAGCTCGCCCGCCATGTAATGCGAGAACCGCCGCATTGTCCGCATACGGACCATCGTGCCAGGCACAAGGTCGCTCATCGCGCCGCGCCGGGATCAGTGACGACGACCGCATTCGACGGCGGCGCCGCCGTCGAGCCGATCGCGTTCGTCGCCGTGACGACGCATGCCGCGCTTTTGCCCGCATCGGCAGAGGTCACGGTATGCGTCGCCGAGTCGGTGCCAATGTCGGCGCCGTCCAGTTGCCACTGATAGGCATAGCCGGTCGGCGTGCCGGTCCAGTTCCCCATCGTGCACGTCAGCGTGTCGCCCGCCTGGCTGACGACCGGCACATCGACGTTGCCCGGCGGATCGGTCGCCGGCGGCGAGGGACCGCCCTCGCCGACGACGCCAAGCTCGGCGAGACGGGCCGCTTCCTCTGGCGTGAAAGCCGCCGTCTCGCCGGCATAGTAACT